CATCCAATTTATAACTTTGTTTTTAATCTTTTTACCCTTTTTCTTATCCATTCTCTCATCAAAGTCAGACACATCAAACTTTCTGCTTAATGGAGCTCTTGAACTAACACACGCATACCAAAGACCATCAAGAAGGTCATCGTTCTTTCCTTTTGGGAATTGAAACATTTCATCCACAAGTTCGGTATGTGTTTTCTTAATATACAATTTCTTTCTATTAACTATAGGACAAAGCAGAGCTTCAAGCCTATCTTCCTTTTTAATCCTTGTTGGCGGTCTTTTGCCACGTATAACACCTGGCATGAGCTTTCTGTCCTTAGAAGACAGTTCCATTACAGCATCCTTTATAACTCCTTGCGCTCCTACTTCTTCCAGTGTGGCACGCTTAATTGGCTGATAGTCCTTTGCATACTTCAATATTGTTCCAGGCATCTCGTATAATGGAGAATGTTCCCTGTAATAATCAAGTATATAATAATTCTTGTCACTATCAATACCCATAACCATTATAACCTGATAGTCACTTCTTTCAGTAGCGCCGTACGCAAGGTCTACACCTATGTAGACGTGCAATGGAATAGCATCGTCTTTTGTCAATAAATACGCAAATCCATTTCTTCCTACAAATTCTCCATTGTAATAGTTAAGTCTATCTGTTTTAAACTTTATATTCTCAAGATCTCTTGCTTCATTAAGATATTCCTGTGCAAACTTATGAACAAGGCCCATATCTTGGAACCTGCTTCTTATATCAAGAAGTTTCTCTTTCGAAAAATAAGAAGGCCAAAGTGGTGTATCTTCAACAAGTGCCTTTTCATACATAACTTCCCAAGCATATTTTCTATTTTCTTTCTTTGCAATCTCATATCCGTCATAAACACTCTGGAGGAATGAATCATAGTGGACAATTGTGCCTATAAGCCAAACAGCACCTTCATTTCCTTTTGATTCTTCAAGTGCTGGTTCTACCGTTGACATCACCCATTCCTTGATTTCCCTGCGTCTCTCTGGTGTTTTGGTATTTAATTCGGATTCAAAGTCATCAAGGATGATTTTAGTATAACGCAGTCCAATCTGAGAACGTCCACGTAATCTTTGATTAGTACCTTTTGCTATTACCCTGTCACCACGTGAGGTGGTAAATTCCTTTTCTGTCCACTTTTGACCTACAAGGTCTCCAAAGTAGTAATTGAGTGCAGGATTATATTCTATATGGTTCTGAAGGTATCTTATATGGTCAATTGCCTGTGATTGCTCTTCAGCTACCCAGGCTATGAATTCTTTCTTTTCACTTGGATTAAAGTATAATTTATGGAGGAGTGCTGTTTTTGCAAGTGTTGATTTTGCATGACCCCTTGGAAGTATAATGCAAACCCTTCTTTTTGTCGTATCAAGCAAAAGATTGCTTAATCTATACTGGTAAGGTGCAGGAACGCTCTTCATGAAGTCATCAGGAAGGAACATCTGGCCAAATGTAATTATATCACGCTTTGCTAATTCAAGTGCTTTTTCCTTTTCTTTAAGCCCTGACGAATTTATGTTAATAAGCCACGTTCTCCCAATCGTTATCTGGAATCTTTTCGTAGACACCGTCGTTCTGCAGTATGACTGGACCAGCAGTATACATCCATGCTTCTATTATTTCACCGTCAGGCATCTTCACATTTACTGTATCTCTCTTATATAATCCGCCTTTTACGTTTTCATACTCGTCATAACCACCAATTTCGTAGTCTTCTATCGTTTTTACCTCTACAACTATCTTATCCTTCTCATCTCTGATAGCTGCAGGGAATGCTTTAGTCATAGCAGGGTAAACAAGTGTATAACCGTGAACTTCACCCTTCTTAGTCTTAAAATCTCTTAACGTGCCGTATACTGCAATATTCTTCTTCATTACGCTAAACCTGCATTTTTAGTAATTCCAATGTGTTTTAACTCAAGTGAGTGGTCATATATACTTAAACAGTTTGTGCACTGTACGTGAAGATTGCTCATTTTTATTGTTATCTCTGTTACTGGGATTGAATTGTCATATAACGGATACCCGCAAACATCACAATCTCTATCCTTCAATCTCTCTGCTAGCTTTCGCAAGTTTTTTAACCTCTTTACCTTCAATAGCACTTAATTGCTCCTTTGTAAATCCCTGGAATACTGTTACAGATTCAGATCTTTTTTCAGTATCTTTCATTCCTGCAACAGTTACTAGTTCTTTTAAAAGATTAACCTTGTCGCCGTCACGTGCGTGTGGGTTCTCAATTATGTCTTTCATCTTTTCCAGTATGTAAAGCGGAGTTATTTCCGCTTCGTTCAATACTTTATCTATTTCTTCTCTTATCAAACTTCTTACCCTCTCTGTACTTAAAAGTAATTTTGACTGTCTGTCTGCGTATTCATCGTTATCTGTCGGATATGCCCTCTTAAATGCATCAACTATGTTTTCTCCAGTTGCAACATACTTGGCAAAAAGGAATTCACGGCGAGTTGGGTTTTTTCTACCTTTAATCTGTTCATATGCATAATTTCCACTTGGGCTGAACGTATATATGTTCTGCCTCATTTCTCCTTTCATTTCCACCTCTGGTCTGCATATGAATGTTCCTATAATCGTTCTTATGTATTCTACCGACTTATACTTCTGTTTTGCCTGTTTTCGCCTGAGGACCTGACAAATCTGACCATCATCCGATAAAACCCAGTCACCTTCCTGCCCTGTCCGCCAATCTGGCACAATTTCAGTTTTGGGGTTATATTCACGGAATTCAGGTTCATTGTCGTAAAGAACGTATTCAGTCTTTTTTATTCTTCTTTTCTTCATCAGAATCTAATTCATAGTCAATAAGTGCCTGCCTATACCCTAAAAGCTGATTATATTCTTCAGTGAGCCTTTGAAGCTTCTCTTCTATCTCTTTTAGCTTTAATTTCTGCATCTTTCTTTTTACGCTTCTTATCTAAGAATTTTGATATCTTATGGGTATCCTTTCTCATTTCTATGTAACTTTCAAGGATAGTCTCTATTATTGACATTCTTTGGAGCATTTGACCAAGAATTGTGTCAATTGAGCCAATTCTCTCTTCAACCCATCTTTTTGGCTTGAGTCTTTTTTTCATTCTTGTTCTGGCTTATCTGGCATTCCTGACATACCACACGTATGTTGGTCTTGCCCCATACAACATTGTGGTGTTTCCATTTTCTTGCTATCTTCTGTAATAGGTGGTGTGCCTATACAAGATGTAAAAATAAATAACCCGAGTACCAATAATAACTTTTTCATTACATTGGCACCACGTTTGTATTGCAGTACTCTTCTATTTTCTTATGAAGTCTTTCAAGTATCCTTACATCTGCAATATTGTGGTCAAGTACGTATTTTAAGGATTTTGGGTCTCCATACATTGCTCCGCGCCATATTTTCGGGTCAAGGTTTGTTTTTCCTCCAATTCCAAGAAACTGGGTTGCAGCTTTCAAACTACTCCTGTGTAACTGCATTTTCGAGCGAACGAGATAATACAGGTCTTTATGGGAAACTTCACGAAAAACAGGGAATCTTAGATTGTATTCCATTGCTCGTGTCCTTATGAAAGGAATATCAAACCCAGTTCCGTAATAAGTGAAAATCAAATCATACTGATTAAGAGCGTCTATAAGGGTCTGAACAATCCTCTGGTCGTAGACACCATCGAATAATTCCTGTTTTGTTATCATATCGTGCCTTACTTCACGCTTATCCCTTGTTTTTATCGCCCAAGACAGCATAAGGCCTATATTTGCCTTTAAGTTGGTTGATTCAATGTCAAGGTACCCTAAACGAACTTCGTGACCAGTTACGTACCTTTTTGGCTTCTTTAACCTAAGATTTTCAATTTTACGTGTTACTGCCTTGAAAGTACGGTTATAGCCCATTCTTTTGAGCTCTGCGTAGATTGTGTACCTTGATTTCGCAGTAGTTTTGTATTTTGAGAGATGAAGTATCTCCTCTTCAGACCACCTTGACATAATCATATTATTTTTTCCTATCTTTTATTTCAGACCAGATTGATTTAACAATATACATGATAACCGCTTCTATTAACAAAAAGAAGTTCTTAATCATACTCAAGAGGTCTTTAAGCATTTTCCACGTCTCCACAGGTAATCGCCAACACCAAGTTGATGAAATCCATTAGAAAGGCTATCAATAAGGGTTTCATCGTGGTCATTCCCAGTATTTGAAAGAATTACGTGTATTACCTCATGAAGGAAGGTTTCCATCGTTCTTGAGTGTGTCATCTCATCATCAAGGTAAATCTCGCATTTCTTTACGTCATGCTTACCAAGCAAGAATCCTTTGCCACTTTCTCCCTTTTCATTATTCATTCCCTTTATTTTATAGGCATGCCCACCTATGTCTAGTGATTTGTTTCTCATTAGTCCTCCTCTGTTATGTTGTCCCAGCAGGGAACAGTCTCCCTGGCTGTTGTAATTACGTGCGAAGTCTGCTTACTCTTGGCATATTCTACCATTTTAGCAGCTTTATCTATATTTCTCTTAAATTCTCTTTTTTCTTCTTTTGTATATTTTCTTTTCATCTTTTATCCCAGGCAATATTATATCCTCAAAATACTCGCATCCCTCTTCACTGTCAACAATACAGTCTTCTCCAACGAAATCTTCATCTACATACATATGTAGATTGTTATCTTCTCCTCTATATAGCATAACTCCTAAACATTTGGAACAATTCCAATTAGCACAATGCTTTAAGGCCAATTGTCTTTTATTCTTTAAATTCACACCATCAAATTTAATACAATTGTTTTTACGAAACAAGAACTTTTTTAGCTTTTTTATTTTTTTTTAACTTTTTAATTAAAATACTTGTTATGTACCTGTTAAATGTATTAAATTACAGGGTCGCCAAAGGCGCTAATAAAACAATTATATAATTATTATATATATATATATTATATTTCTTTTTCTTTGCTTCTTTCTTTTTCTTTAAAAAAAACGCGTTTTAACGGCTAAAAAGCATATAATGGGTACATTTGCATACCCTTAAGCTGAAAACCCCGTAAAACAGCAAAATACAGCCAAAAAAGGCTATTCCTATAATTTTTTAAGGTACGCTTTTAACTACCCCTTGCAAGTCTTTTCTTTTTATTTATAGAATCACCTGCCAAAATGACAGAATAGTAGCAAAAACACCTGAAAGTAACCTACCTCTTCAAAAAAATTGGGCTACAATGTGTGTAACCCTTTTTTCCGCCGATGGCTTCCCCCGTTGGCTTGGGTTGAAAATCTCGATTTGGTTGAAATTCTCGTTTTTGTGTTGAATCTGGTAAAATTTACTCGATTCCTGGGATAATGAAATCTCGTCGACAAATACCCGAGAAATTATTATCTTGCATATGAATTTACTCCTCCGTATATTGTTTTATGGTATGCAACTATGACATACAGTCTGACAGAATGACAGACGAGCCTCGTGACTCATTTCACGAGAAATAAAAAGCAAAGGAGTAAATAGTGGAAAAAGGAAAAGCAACATCAAAAGATACTCGGATCGCGCTTGATTCGATAACATACAATGCTATGAAAGACAATAGCGAGAATGTTGAACTATTCGAGTCAATGTTTCGGGTAAAAGGTGTTCGGAATGTGCAACATATGAACAAAAAACAAACCGAGTCCTATAACCAATGCAGGGAAATTTGTTCGGGTATTGGTGATATTGTCGCGGAGGATGGTACTAAATACGTGGTTGGAATTTACTGCAAAAAAGCGTAAGACCTGACCCGTTGACCGAGGTAACTTCGGGAGCTCCGATAATTTACTGGAGCTTCCGTTGTAACCTCTTCACTAACTGAAACGAGAACAATAGAATAAAAGGAGAAATAAATTGCACGAGAAAACAGCGATTGACTCCTATATCGAGGAGAACTTTGTCGAACCAGAGGCGATAGAATTCTCCTTTGAGAAGATAGAGGGGACAAAGTACAGAGTGAAAGATTATCTCCAGAATGATATGACTCTGTATTCCTTCAAGGATGTCAAAAAATATCTGGAGCACCATAGAACCATAGCAAGAAAGCAACATCGGAGACTAATTGTTACTGATGTTCAGCGTAGAATCAGAGCAACTTCACTTGTTGAGATTGACAACTTGCTCCAAAACTGCCACGATAAATGGCATACAAGGAGCAGAGTTAATCGAGGGAGATTGCTTGAAAACAAACCATATTTGAAACGGAGAAAAACCAAAAAGATTGACGAAAGAATTTACGAGAGAAACTACTAAAAGGAGGCTTATATTATGGGTTCGCCTGGCGAACTCGTGTCTCCAAAACAAACAACAGAATAAAAGAAAAAGGAGTAAGACGTGAAACTCTATGGAAAAAAGAGAAAAAACCAACGGAGAGAAGAAGCCGTTGAAAGAACGAAGAAAAGAGAGAAACGAACTGTGATAGAACAATTAAGCCGTATTTCAGGAAGGCGTGGAGACTCTAATAAAGAAATAAAAAGAATACAAGAAGCATTAGAAAAGGAGTAAAAATGGAAATAAAAATAGTAATAATGGCAGGAGGTTTACTGCTATTCACTTGGGTATTTGTATTCTTTATGTGGCTTAGAGAGATGAAGAAAGAATACGAGGAAATAGAAGTATTAACAGAAAAGGAGAAATAAAATGGAAAAGAACTTTCCAAATATTGCTCACAATGACCATTCTGTGAGTGATGAGCAAATGGAGTGGATACAAAACCACTCAAAATTCAAAAGTCTGGAGAATGGTGCGTTTGTCTGTGAAATTCTGACAATTCCAGAAGAACTGGGAGTTATTCCATCAGCTCTCTACGGTCCAACTGCTGGTGATTCCCCAGTAACAGAGGAAGAAGTTACATACGAAATAAGGAATGGTAGAGATGACCTAAGTAGAATGATTGATAAGCCTATGAGATCTGCCCACAATATCTGCATTATTGGTTTAGTGGGTAAAGTGGCTTTTACTCTTTATGGAACACAATCAGACACACCTGCTTTAAGAGAACCCTGGGATGAATCACTAAATACAGAAAAAGAGATAGAAGAAGCACAAAAATTCTGGAGTGAACACGCCTTAAGCACAGAGGAGTAAAGATGCATAAAACAGTCAAGAGTAAAAATGGACATAAAAAATTCACAGTATATGAAAATGGTATACATATGGGAGATAAATTTTACACTCGTCGTGGATTGAGATTAGATGAACACCCAGAGAAAATATATGTTTTTGACCTCGATGGTACGATAGCAGATATGGAACACAGAGTAAAATTCATAAAAAAACCCTACGAAACAGGTAAAAAGGACTACAAGAGATTTTTCGAGGAATGTATGTACGATAAACCTATAGAGTGGATTATAGATTTGATGAGAATGCTTGAAAGAGATAATATTTACATACTATCTGGAAGGAATGGGAGCACAATGCACGAAACTATATTGTGGCTTGAAGAGAATAGTGTGCCTTACAATAGACTTTATATGAGATACAGAACTAATTACGAGAAAGATGAAATACTGAAGAAAAGAATGATAGAGAATGGTATTGCTGATAGAATAGAATGGATTGTAGACGACAGGCAAAGAGTAGTGGATATGTGGAGAAATAATGGGTTTAATGTTTTACAATGTAAACAATGGAAAGAAAAGGAGTAATACAATGATGAGTGAACATACCAAATGGAGTTACCTTAACCTTCTTAAGCATTACTATAAGAGAGGTATAGGTCAAACCAGTAGGTTTACAGGAGCCAAAATAACCGAGATCCTTGTAGAAACAGTTGAAGAAAGGTTTAAGGAGCTTGGTGGAAAACTTCCAAAAATAGCAAAGGAGAAATAAAAATGACCTGTAAAAAAGTAAAGTTAAACAAAGGAGCAAAAAAAGTTGTTTCTGCTTTCAGGGAGAGCTGCGGATGTGAAAAAAGAGACAGAAAAGTAGCAGGAGATTGGTTCTGTTCCACTAGTAGAAGATTTCACTCCAGGTGGAATGTTCTTGAAATTGAAGATAGAGCAGTTGACCAGATTATTAACAAAAAAAGAGGTAAGTAAATGCTATACATAAACGAGGCAACAGACAAAGCAATCGAGCTTACAATAGAGGAAGTAGGCAAAGATTCTCCTGCAGGTGGTATGATAAAAACACTTTACGGAGAAGTAAAAAGACTCAAAAATAGTGAAAAGAAAAGTAAAGTAACAGAGGAAATGACGAAATTCTGGCTCACGGATTACAAGCTTGAAGAAGAGGCAGTTCAGTCTTTGACAGAAATAGCAAATGGAGAATATAAGCCACAAAGACTATTTGATGACATCTCTGAAACCTGGGAAATAAACCATTGATTAAAGGAGAATAGGTAATGACATTTAAGAAAAATGACTCTTTTCTTATACTAAAAGCCTTTAACGAGGGAGGAGTCGTAAACGAAGTTGGTAAGTTGATAGAAGAGGATTATCCATACTTTAGACTTTCTCACAGAATGGTAACTGTGGAAGATGGAGAATTAGTAAATCATAAAACTTCTAGTTGGTTTCACTTCCATTATCTACTTTTCCTCCCAACTGCGAAAAATGTATTCAAAGGAAAGAGAAGGCTAGGTAATGAGGGAGATGAATTTGAGTACCAAGAATATATGAGGTCAATTCTCAGTAAAGTAAGGGTTCCATTGAGATTTGCATCATCTCGTGATGGTGATTCGTATAAGGATGATCCTCCAATATATCCATATTTGGGAGTTACCAGAAATTATCAAAATTCTGATAGAGTAACTATGTATATATTAAATCAAACAAGATATAATAGTAGTGAAATGAGATCTCCAGTAAGGAACAGAAAGAAGTATATTAGAAACTGTCACTTAGCCATAAGAAATACACACTATAAAATGGAGCAATTAAAATACATTCTAGCGAGAGGAGAAATTTTTGATGAAAGTGATATTCCGTGCAAGATATGTATGAGAATTGCTCCAGAAACTATGGGAAGGTACTTTGGCAGAAGGCATCTCTATCCATCAAATTTTATATGTAATGGATGTTTACAAAATATGCACTTTGAGTGTACAAAATGCTCTGAAGTAAACAATTTGTGGGGATATAGTAACTACTTTTGTGGATCATTTGAGAAAATACCAGATGCAAAAGATTTATTCTGTGATGGTTGTGTAGAGAGATTATATTTCTACTGTGGAAGTTGTGAAATGTGGAAAGAAAGATTCTCCAAAACACAGGATGCTTTTAGAAATTATAGTATGGTGGAGCTAGGGCGAGAACTTAAAAAAGACTTCCTCAAATCTATGTATATAGATAGTGAAAGGAGATGTGAAAAATGCTCCAAAAATTTAATTTCAAGGATAGCATCAAATCCTGTGAGGGTATATCCTCCATCTGTATTTAGAGCATCTGAAACCTATAATGAAATAAAATACCAAGAACACATTGGAGTAGAAATAGAACTTCTCAGAGATGCTGACGAATATGATGAAAGCGAAGGAGATCTGTACGGACTCCCAGAAGGTTGGGTTTGTGGCAGTGATGCTTCTCTAAGCGATGAACATCTTGGGATAGAATTAAGATCTCACGGTCCGCTAAATGGAGATAATATGTTTAAATCTCTTAATAAAATATTAAATTATATTGATAATAAGTATATGTGGGGAGATTCCTCCTGTGGTATTCATTTTCATATAGATGCAAGACTTTTAAGACATAAAGAACTAAGGAGAATATTGCTCATAATGTTAAAAATGGAAGAATATATGTATTTATCTCTTCCAATCATAAGATTTAAAAGGAAATATTCAGCTCCCCTGCCAAGACATATGAATCATTGGACAGAGAGTATTCTCAGAATAAATGATATGAAAGACTTTGCAGAGCTTTGGTATATGACATTAAGTGATGTAGAGATGACAACAGACAAATATAATGATTCAAGATACCGTGGTTTAAATCTCCATTCCAGATTCCTCCACGGTACTATTGAGTTCAGATACTTTCCCACGAGAACAACTTCCAGATTTATAATGAGTTGGCTTAAGTTTTGCCTCGCAGTTGTACATAGCTCCAAAAAAGAATTAAATAAAGAATTTAAAGATTCAGGCTACGTCGGAATTGGTCTTGAAGATTATCTCCAAATGATTGGAGAAGAAAACTTATATGGATTCTTCTCAGATGAGAAGGAAGCATACAAGGAACAACACAATAAAGACGAAGTAAGAGATTACTTTAATCAATAAAAAAGAAAGGAACAAACTATGTGTGGAGTATTCGGGTTAGCAAAAAAGGCTGACTCACAAAACAACTTCCAGATTGAGCAATCAAGACTGGTACTCCAGTATCTTGCAGATGAATCATCAGTAAGAGGAACAGACAGTACAGGTATAGCCTTCATCTCGAAAGAGTCAAGGTCAATATTTAAAACTGTTATGCCCTCCTTTGATATGATTGAGCACGAAGATTGGGAAGAAAAAATAATTCCCGAACTGAATCGCTCTACAACTGCAGTTCTAGGACACGTAAGGCTCGCTACACACGGAACAATATCTATTAGAAATGCTCATCCATTTGCCATAGGCAAAGTTGTCGGAGCTCATAATGGTGTATTAAGTAACCATAATGAACTCGCTAGAAAGATGAACAAAACAATAGAAGTTGACTCCGAAGCCATCTTTGGTGCAATAAACAGGAACAAAATCAAAAATGCTCTTGAAAAGATAGATGGCGACTATGCGATTACCTTCATTAAAGACGATCCGAGCATTGTCTATCTTGCAAGGGAATCATCGAGGCCTCTATGTGTTGCATACTGGAAAAAAGCTAAGATTCTCTTCTGGGCAAGCACAGAGCTAATATTACATACGGCTTTGAGTAATGCAGGTCTGGGGACTCTTAAATGTGGTTCACTCAAAAAAGGAATAATCTACGGATGTGAAACGGAAAACTTTAACAGTTCGCCAATTCACACTAAAGAGAAGTTCAAACCAAAGGTTAGCAAATACTATTCTGGCTCTTATTACGGATATTCTGGCTATCAAGGTGAATCCTCAAGGTGTACCGAGTGTGGAGCTACAACGTACTATAAAACCAAACTATGTTGGAACTGCAGGGAGGATGTCAGGGCAGAACAGATAACTACCCATAACCATAATTCTCACGTCCAATGTGATTACTGCAAATGCTGGGTGAGTAAAAAAGATACCAAGTATGTAGACGATCTTCATTGGACACTTTGTGGAGACTGCTGGGAAGAGTGCAAACTTGAGGAGATTGAACAAAATAAGAAAAACAATCCAGATCTCAGGTTATGTGATTGGTGCTCAGATTGGGTGGATAAAAATGAAATGACTGACTTCGGAGAATCACTCATTTGTGATGGTTGCGATCCAGATCCATATGATGAAAAAGACGATGATGAGCAGGAAGTATTACTCCTTCCTGAGAAAATAGAACGATTCAATGTAGGAGATAATGTATGAAAAAGAAAAGAAAAGCAATGCTCGTTGGTATATCAACACCAATAAAAATCAAGTCAAAGAAGTACGTATTGGAGAGATTATACCAGAGGGCAAAGAAGAATCCTTTTGTCAATACTGACAGTTTCGAGGATTATCTGAAACATCTCAAACATCAGATAAAAGTCCTTGAAGGTAAAGAGGTTGATGGTGGGATTGATGAAATATACGATACCCTTAAAAAGATAGGTTGGCTTAGGGAAGTGAGTATTTGGGTATTCGCTCTGATAACAGCAAACAATGCAATAGCATAGGAGGAGATTATGGTAAAAATAAGATGTAGACATTGTGATAAAAATACCGATAGAAATGATATACATTACTCTGAATCTGAAATCTTCGGGTCAAATCGGTATGAAGAAGGTGAACCGTTCTGTCATCAATGTTATGAAGATCTCTTTACTATGTGTTGCGATTGCGATCACGAACTACCTCGAAATAGGATATATCGCTCAGAACATAGCAATGATTATGTGTACTGTGAGGATTGCTATTACGAGAGATATACTAACTGCGATGTTTGTGATGCGGAGGTAGAAAGAGAGGAGGCAAGCTATGACGAGGATTACTACTACTGTAACAGTTGCTGGGAAGAAAGAGATAGAAATATATCACTTGAATCCTATTCATCTGGAGCAAGCTTCGTAATAAAGGAAAGCGAAACATACGATAAAAATCCATTCAAGAGACTTGCTTCTTTAGAAGTTGAAACGATATTGGGCTCAGATTGGGGTGATGTGAGAGATGGATGTCCTCCAGATTGGATGATGACCACAGACGGAAGCCTCCCAGAGGATGGTGCAGAATTCTTATTAAAAGCACCACAAAATGGAGATATGCTTTACGAAAGCATAGATTCATTAGCGTTGCACCTTAGGATGAACTCTTGCTATCCAAATACTTCTTGTGGACTACACGTACACATTGATGCAAGAGATCTACAATGGGAAGAACTAAAGGGAGTACTCCTGGTTGGGAAAAAGGTAGAAAAATATCTCTACAAAATGATTCCAACCTCGAGACTAAATTCAACTTGGTGCAGACCGTTGCCTATGAGTGTAGAATCAATACTGAGTATCGACAGTAATGAAAGCTTTATAGATACTTGGTACGATTCGTGCTCAAATTCACCATCACTCGATAAATACAATAGTTCTCGTTATCACGGAATGAATATGCACGCAAGAATCTATCTCGGCTCGATAGAGTTTCGCTACCATTCTGGTACCAACAATCCGAGAAAGATGAAGAACTGGCTCTATCTCTGTCAGGCGATAGTTAAGACAGGGATACAGGTAGGCAGGAGTCTAGAAAGTGATGGTGAATTCTACACAGATTTCCGCAAAAAACTGGTGAAGCTATACACCGAGGCTGATAGGGAGATAACATTCACGGAGTTTGTGGAAACCCTCCACCTTTCAGATGATGTGGTTGATTATGTCCTCAAAAGGATCGACAAATTCACTGAACCAGATGAGAGTATAGTTGAATTCTCATCTAATGCGATGCAATTAACATACCCGTAAAGAGAAAGAAAGTACTTGTTATGTACATTGAATTGTGGGTATATTCACATAGTGTTTTAGGGCTAAAAACGCATAGTACGGAAGGAGAAAGGAGATATGTGTAAGATAGTGGTCACTGTAAAAATGACTGAAGAAGAAGTCGAGATGGTTTTCGAATCACTCGACTTTTTAACTAGTAAGATTAAAAAAATAGAGACATATGAGAAACTCGCAGATGATTTTCTTAAAATATCTCAAATGGTAAAAGAAAGGAA